CACCCATCAGTTCTCCACGGGTAGTGTAGAACTTTTCCAGAGTTTTATTCTCTGGATCCATGAACTCCACTTGACGTGGGGCGCATAAAGCGAAAACGCAAGTTTCGCGGTACCATCTTGGAATACCCAAGACGTCACAAAGGTTATTTAAAATAACCTGAGCTACTGCTTGATCGCAGTAGTCTGTAGCTTGTTCCCAGTCAGTTGAGAACAAGTAAACATTTTTGTCACCAAAAATGAAATTCGCAGAAGGATTCTTGTGCGAGAGTCGCTTGAAGAAATTCCAAGCGTGGTTAGCGGCTTTGACACCGCTTTCAGATGAGGGTACCGCTCTAAGGTATTCCAGTAACACGTGCGAAAGCACGTGGAGTAGCACAGCATGTGCTAAATGAGAGACAGTTATGCCTCTATACTTCCCTAGTTCTGCAACTAAGGAAATTCGGACCGACATTAAATTTCGGTCATAACACAGCTCTCGGTCAGAGAACTGTTCGCATGCCCAGTGGAAAATTGCTTCTCCAGCTGGTAATTCAGAGGTTAGAACCTCTGATTTAATATGACCTGTTTCCAAGTCATATATTTTGGTGTACTTTCTTGATGAAAGCACACGACGAGCGGCTTCTAATTTGCCGCCTGATTCCGAGTCCGTAAAGAACTCGCCACTATCACTAAGTGATATTTTTGCCTTTTCAAGGCAATTTGTCCAAAATCTCTCGATTTGGGACTGAGATCCTAGTTTATCTAGGACTTTTGAGTGCACGCTAAGTACACTAGGCCGAATCAAATCGGCAACTTGATTGTAACGATCAAGGTTTGACGGTTCTTGCAAAATCGTCTTAATCTTCAAAAGTGTTTTGAAGTAAACGCTCCTGGGGGGAACCCCAGAAGCTCTTGTTTGACAGAGTGTCGCCACTCTGTATAAATCAACAGGTCTTTTCTGTTGACCAATGAAAGCTAAAGCGCTTTCAAAGAAAGACATCTCTCGCGGGACGTCAAGACTTTTTAAGTCTCCGACCGGGTTAAAACCGGCTTCTTTAATTGCTTTACGCAATTTCTTAACCTTTTCAAAGGTTGAAAGTCGAGTTAAATCGACATCTCTTTCCCGAAAGTAATCGGGAATTAAGTTGCTTATCATACAATGAGCAATCTGATCTAAACTTGACCAGTTTAGGTAAGTTTCCCTGTCCGGGAAACAAATGACGAGTTGCATTAACAATCCGCC